TGGGGAGAGTATGACTCGTTCACGTCCGATGAATGCACGGTGGTAACCGGGCTCGTCGACGTCTCCGCCGACGCGGTACGTGGCCTTAAGGCTCGCTCGTCGCGGAAAACCAGGACGGTCAAGTAAACAGCAAGACGCCGTCTGCTCGTCCGCCGCAAAATGGCCTCCCGCTCTCGTTGTGCCAAGGTGTCTGGACCTCTTATCCAGGAAGACTCGCGAGAGCGGACAAGAGGTAATTGCGGCGTCAAGAATACCTTTTGCAAACCTGGCTTCGCCAGTAGCATCGGTTTGATACGGAGAGAATACAGTGCATTCATACTCCTGTGCCATAGCCTTGAGAGCCTTGGATACTTCAATCTGTTCCGTCCAATCATACTGCCCTCCCCGAGAGGGAACGGCCGAACGTTTTACTTGGTTGATATAGTCTACAATGATCACTCCTGCTTCTATCTTATTGACTTTCTTATCTAACTCTGCACGTATTTTAGCAAGAGTTAAACTTGGATCATAAATTACATCTAGCTGTTGAGTCGGGAGAAGCTCATGCTGAGTTGTTAATTTATGATGAAAGTCAGAGAAGTCTCGGCGCTCTCTGTATTCTTTCAACCTGTCCTGACCTTGCTGGAAGCGACTTGCCCACCAGCCGGCCACCTTCTCCCACTCTACAACAGAAAGATTCTGTGTGCGAAGTCGAGAATATGGCACTTCAGTTGCAATCGAACAACATCGTTGCAATATTGAACGACTATCCATTTCAATAGTGAAGTAGATAGCAGAACGGCCAGACTGAAATACATTATTTGCAATATTAGCACACGTTAAAGACTTACCAGAACCGCGCTTGCCTCCCACAAGTACCAAGTCTCGGGGGGAGAACTTGATCTCGTGATCGTAATCAGCATTAAGTCCAAGACCAACATATTTGCTAATCTCTTCTTCAGGTTCAAACAATTCAATACGTTGCATACTTTCTGTGGGTACTTCAAGGTCAACCTTGTCCTCCACATCAAGAACAATCTGATGAAGTTCTTGAACTGACTCTTCTGCACTTGCAAACAATACAGAATTATCAATATACTTATCAAGAGAATTTAATATCTCTTTCTGAGTATATTCGTTTTTGAGATACTCAAGTAAGGTTCCGGCATCAATATCTACATCGACAGCTTCTATAGCGAAGACTTTGTCTCTAGTAGCTCCGTGTCGAACGCCTAGCTTGAGATCATCGAACGTAGGGAACTCATGAAAACTTTCGCAGTGCTTATCAATATGATTAAATAGCAGATGATATTCTGCAGGCAAGTATTCTTTGCGTAGATAACTCCACGTTTCAAAATCTTGCAGCATGATACACTGCTTCATTAAAGCACTTGAAATATTCAATCGTTCCCCCGAACATTAAAAAGGCTGACCAGAAAGACCCTAGCCAGCCCACCTACACAGAAGTGTAATTACTGAGCTGTCTTAGCTGCCTTAGCGGCACCATCATAGTCAGCTGCAGTCAAACCGCGACGTGTCAACATAGTCTTCACACCACGAGCAGTCTTGCCAATAGAATCGGCAATAGCTTCTACAGTCATAGCAGCAACATCAACTTCTGCCAAAGGATCTACGTTAGAAGAACCTTTAGTAGTCTCTTGACGTGGAATTGCAGCAATATCGCCCGAACGGAGCAATGAAAGTGCTTTACCACGAACAGAGTTTACTGAGCGGTCGAGTTCAGCAGCAATAGCTTCAACGAACGCACCGTCGTTTACCATGCCAATAAAAGTAACTTCTTCAGCTTCTGAGTAAGTTCGTACAGACTCAACCTTAGGAGCAGGTGCAACGTGCTCAGTCAATTCCATAGACAAAATCTTGCCTTGGATAGACTTAGGTGAGAAAGACCCGCCTTCGAAATGCTCTGCAATTTGAGCATACGTGTACTGACCGCTGTTGTCAGTAACGAAAGCGTTTAGGGTAGCTTCTTGTGAGTCGCTGAAGGACTTGCCACCAGCAGAAGAAGCTAGCTCTACATCAAAGCCCATCTTTCGCAGTTTGCTAGAGATAGAACGAGTAGAGGTTTCAAGTTGATCTGCTGCTTCTGCAACAGTAGCTTGAGATACAGGCGATTCGTCGCCTACGAAAGTTGTGAGAGCGTCGGTGCGCTCGTCTGTCCACTTAGGAAGTGCCATATTTAATTCTCCAAAAATGATCTAAGATCAGTTACTATAGTAACGCCAGTGTCTCTGGCTTGTCGTGTTTTAGCAGACTCTGTCCCCCCTTCATTGATGAGGAAGTCTACCTGTTTTGTAAGACTAGTTTTTACTTCATAACCAGCCGCATTCAAAGCATTAGTAGCATCAGCTTTGCTTTTGAAACTCTTCAATCTACCACTAATACATACTGTACTTCTACTCGCGGGCATTGCATTTTCTGAGAACTCCCAGTAATGAGGCATTACTTCTAAGAAGTAAGGCAACTCCTGTTCGCACCAGTCGAGTAAATTACTAGTAGCCTTCGGGCCCAATCCTGCACGTTCACAAGTGTCTGCATTGAGGTCAAATATAGAATTAATAGTCTCAGACAACTTCCGTGTTGCCGTGTTTCCAATCAAGGGTATACCAAAGGCAGGTAAAAGAAACTCCAGGGGTGCGTTACGAGAATTCATAATTTCCCCCTGCAGTTTATTTGTCACTAACTCGGAGCCTAATGATGCTAAGATACTACTACGTTCTGTAGTGTAAATATCAGAAGGGCATTGCCATTTCAGTTTGCTAATAGAAGCAGGGCCAAGGCCCTTGATCTTCATTGTTTTAGCAAAATGTTCCACTGCTTTGCTGTTCTGTGCAGGGCACAGACTGTTATTACAGTACAAAGAATCATTGACCCAATCTAACGCATTATCACAAGAAGGACAATGTGTAGGAGGTAAGATTTCTTGAAACATGAACTACTCCGATTTAGTGAAAAGATATTATACGAGAAGTTGAGCTAAAAGTCAAGAAGTATTTTTCTCGATGTCCACTCGTCTAACGATTCGTGGAATGATTTCCCCACTTCGTATAATTTCAACCCCGCAACCTATTTCTAGGTTAAGGGAGCGTATATACTCAATGTTATGTAGAGTTGCACGGCTCACAAGCGCATCTCCTACTTCGACAGGCTGTAAGATTGCCACTGGGCTTACCACCCCTGACTTACCTACTTGCCACACAACATCAAGTAATACTGTATATACACCCTCTTTCTGCTCTTTAAGAGCAAAAGCACCGCGAGGATGATGAGCTGTATATCCCATCTTGTTAAAAGAGTCATAGCTATCTATACGAAATACGTCTCCATCCGTAGGATAATCAGACGCATCGAAGTCCGTGATAACATTAAACCCTTGATAGGCTAAACACTTCATAGCACTGCGAAAGCTGGAATCCCCTCTGCCCTGGATGTCATACGCTACAAAGCGTAAATCCTTGGCACGAGATCGAAACTCAGACATATCTTTCAGATTCAAAGAACCTGCTGCATAGTTACGAGCATTTGGTATGTTGCTTGGTGCAACAACTTCGCCGGTAATCTGAACCGTAGGTTTGATACCGACTGTAACGGGCACTATCTCTTCTAGTTTTAACGTAATATCTCTTCCGAGATTACCGTCTCCACGAGTTAGAGCTTGGGCTAAGTGTCCATTAACATAAGTTAAAGACACCGCCGCGCCGTCTAGCTTAGGTGTACGTACATACTCTGCACTTACAAATTCTACCTCATTTAAATCAAAAACTTTTCGCAACGAGTACATACGAAATAGATGAGGAATGCCGTTAGTAACGGTATGTCCCACACTATCATAATTGTACTGCGAGGCTAGACTATCAAACTCAGCATCCGAGACTATCGGAGTGCCTGAGTAGTACATAGCCGCTGCTTTTTCTAAAAATGAATACATAGATTCCCTCACTTATTAACAGATATTATACTGGATTCAAGAAGGAAAGTCAAGAACTATTTTGTATAAACGTCCTTAATCATATCAGAGAAATGTTCCTCTATTATGTCCTTACTTTCAGCCAAAGATAAAATTTCGACTAGCCCGCTAAATAGTTCTCTTGAGTTGTTAAAATCAAGAGGCATGGCAATCCCCTCATTACTGGGCTTCCATTCTTCAGTAAAGTCAAGATAATACTTTCGAAGGTGCAGATATTCTATACCTCTAAAATTATTTATCGTTAACCTTATCTGTACTTCTTTTTCCCTGTCGTAGTGTACAACTCTCTCATACACTTCGGGTGCGTTATACAATTCCATTTTACCGCCCATTTTTTAGAATGGAAGATAACGGAACTACACTTGTCACGTTAGCAGGTTTAAGAAGTCGAAAGGAGTCAGTATCCCAACAAAACATTAACAAAGTTTGAGTAGACTCTTTTGCTCTGTTTTTCTTTTGTTGAATATAGGGCGTGCTGAAGTCCAACGTACAAACATTGTATTTCAACTTATTACTGTTTTCACTACGATAGGTGATAACAGCATCGCCATACTCATTTACGAGCTGTGCTAGTTCTTCTTTTTTCACATATGCTCCTAGTGAAGCGGGTTGGCAGAATTTTCTTCCTTGCCGTCTTGCTTAGGGTGTGAAAAGGGGCTTGCGCCCCAAGAACTAGCCGTTTACTGCTGTGATAACACCTGCAAAGTACATTGCGGCTTTACCTGTCAACTTGCTAACGATTTCTTCGTCAACATCTTGACCAGCATCACTGAGTGCTGCGGTAAGAGATTCAATAGCTGCGGCTTTTGATACGCGGCTAGTCGCTGCTCCACTCGCTTTTGATGTCCCACCAGATGCGGGGGCTTTTTTTACATATACGCCTGCTTTTGTCAGAACCATTCGAACACCGTTTGGTGACTCACTGTGCTCTTCTGCAATTTCTGCAACGATCTCCATACTGTTTTCTGGAGTTGGGTTAGCGGCTTCATACGCCTCGATAACCTCTGCTTTTTTCTCATCTGTCCACGCCATTTTACGTTTCCTTCTGTTGTTGATTGGACCGCCGGGGCATGTACCCGTAGCGGCTATTTGTTGGTAATAAAATCTATCGCCCAAAGTATAAGTCTACTACGGCTAGGTAGCCGCCTAATACTGATACACAGATACCGAAGGTCAATAAACCGATTAAGAATGTAGCCATAATTGTTCCCTCATTTCTATACTATATATTATAGTGGACTAAGCAAAAGAAGTCAAGAAGTATTTTTAAATACGTGATAAATCAACTCCG